GGCAAGCTAAACTTGCAAAAACTCAGAAAGCTCCTGAAGACTTGGTTGTATTTAATTCAAACACAGCCTGGGTAAGGCTTACTTCCGGAGTAAAGATTGAACCGGATAGAGCAAAAACTCTAGCAAGTAATTTAAACACTTCGGTAAACGAAGTAGCGGGAACAGCTCTAGCAAGAAATTTAGTTTTATGGAACGGGGTTTCTAGTTTTGCTACCGGAAGCAATTCTGCTGTTTTAGAACCTTTAAAAGGCGGGGTAGGGTACGGGGTTAATAATGCCTATGGCTTTCTAACAAGCACAGACCAGGGCTTAAAACCACCTCCGGGCATTACGGGAATTAGCAGTGCTTATAAAAATAATGGATCTTTAAGACAAGCTCAAGTAAGTATTAAATGTTATAGTAGATCACAATTTGAAGCATTAGAGGCTATTTATTTACGTTTAGGGTATACGGTAGTTTTGGAATGGGGTAATACAGTCTGGTTTGATAACGAAGGAAAAATTCAACAGACCCGAGCCTACAGTATACCGAACTTACTTTACAAAAGCGATGATAATATAGACCCTGAGACAATACAAAGTAGATTAAAAGAAAATAAGGAAAACACAGCTTGTAATTACGATGGAATGCTGGCTAGAATTTCTAACTACTCTTGGAATTTAAATGAAGATTTAAGCTTTGATATTAAACTTGATTTAATTTCTGTTGGTGATATTATAGATTCTCTAAAAGCTAACCTAGCAGGTTCAGCTGGAACTATTTCACTACAAGTAGAAGCCTCAGGAAGCATTCAGAATATTGTTAATATTGTTGTTAATAAAGAAGTTTCAAAAGTTAATAAATTATTTTATGAAATGTACGATGAAGTCTTTAAAGGCTTACTTGCTAAATTTGGAAGTGAAGAGACTAAAAAAGCAGTAGCTCAAGCTGATAATGTAGTAAAAACCACTCCTTTAATAGACCAGATAAAAAGTAAATACCTTACTTACTTTACTAAGCTTGAACAACCTTATCAACTATTTGAAAAAGCAGTAGCAGCATATGCAAGACTTAATAAAAGCTACACTGCTTTTTTACAGGACCCAGAAGCCCAACAAATCGCAGTTGATTTTAAACTACAAGGAGTAAATGAGTTATTTAACTTAATAAATGAATCAAGAAATACATCTATAAAAGACGAATATAAGACAGCAGTTACTACTTTAAGAGCATATTTTGATGGTTTAAAACCCGGTACTGCAGACGAAGATACAACAAGACTAACCTACTTACAGACATACAATAATCCATTAGCAGTTTTAGTTAGAACCTTACAGACTGGGTTCCTAGACTCTACCGAAAAATACCCAGTCAAGGATGTTAAATTTTCAGGTAGCGGTCCATTTGTAGATAAGTTAGAGAATAATTTCTTCTTTGGGGTTTATGGTAAAGACGCAGACGGAGATCCACTATCAGCAAATTTTTAACGTATGGGAGAATATTCAGTATTTATAGACACAGTCACTAAGAGTGAGTATTATAGAGGTGCAAACATATTACAGTATAGTGATGGAGGCGGTGAATTATATATTTCCTTTCAAGTACTTTTAAAATTTTTAGAAGAACAAGTAAATATAAAATCAGACGGTAAATCAATTATAAAGATTGACTGGGAATCAGATAAACCATTCTTCGCATACTCAACATCAGTCTCGTTTAATCTTTTAAAATGCTACTTGTACAACAATTATATTCCAAACAGCGACGGTGCATTTGACCAGAATGGAGTTTATACATTTCAACCTTTTACTTATTTTAATAGTTCAAAAGGTAAGCCGGATTATATAACAAACAAACAAGCACAGTTAGGAGATAAAATTAATACAATTAACGATAAATACACACAAGATAATCCAACAGATAAGGTTTACAAAACCTACCCTCAGATAGGTAATATAAACTACATCTACCTGAACGCTGGATTTGTAGCCGAGCAAATGACCAAGCAAGCCGATGCTGCAGATACTGCCGTAGGAGTTCGTAAATTACTACAAGCCATTTGTGATGAAGTAGGGAAAGCTTTGGGGAGTATTAATGATTTTCAAGTTATTATTGACGATGATTTAAATACATTAACTATTGTTGATTATAACCAGAAAAGAATTAAAGGCTTGGCAAATATAGAAGGTTCTAGAATCACTACAATAAAAGCACAAGGTTTAGGCAGTTTCGTGACTGGAATTTCTGCACAGAGCAGCATAACCCCAGATTTAGCTTCTACAATTTCAATCGGAGCTCAAGCAAACGGAAACAAACCAGGAGTTGAAGCTACTTCTTTTAGTTTAATGAACAAAGGACTTATTGATAGACTCTACGTTGAAAAATCAGCACCAGGAGAAACTAGTAAAACAGATGCTGATTTACTCGCAAAAACTGAAAAAGAAAGAAGTACAAAGTATAACAGCACTAGAGAAGCTTATATAACCTTCATTGCAAATCAAAAAGAAGGAGATCAAAAAATAACTTTTAAATCGACAGACAAACTAAACCTGGAGAATATCTGTGCAGATTTTTATAAATCACTTCTAGGTGCTTATACAAACACCGGACAAACTTCTACAAGCTTTATACCGGTTAAATTAGATTTAAGTCTAGCAGGAATAAGCGGAATAAAAATATTCCAGAGATTTACGATTTCAGGCGATGTGCTTCCTTATATATACAAGGATAATTTTGATTTCGTAATAACCGGAGTTAGTCACGAAGTTAGTAATAACGGAATGTGGATAACTAAATTATCTGCCATTATAGCTTTAAAGGATACTTACGAAGTAAAAAGCCTACCAGCTCCTGAATCTCCAAAACCAGCAGCAACAGCTACCCCTCTTGTCTTACAAAATGTACCACAGCCAAAACCTATCCCAAATCCTTTAAATATTAATCCGTTAACACAACCGACCACAACCCCAGCAGTCCCTTTAAGCCAGACGTTATTCAACAGGTAAAGCTACTATTTACACTATTTTATATTTATAAAAGATGAACTTATCAGGTAGTTATTATTTAACTGAAAAATTTGAACCGGTAGCTAGTACAAACCTAACACAGGGTAGTTATGAATTTTCTGATGAAGCTTCCTATAGAATAGTAGCCGGTAAAATTACAAAAGATATTACTACCTTTGCAGAAGTAACTAAATTAGTTATTGGTAACTTAGAAGGAGGTTATTTTAATCCACAGTACCATGGAACAGGGGATTCAAGATATAGTACATCCGGAGAGACGATGTTTGGAATAGACAGAAAACAGGGAGGTACTATTAACACAAGTGCTGCCGGAGTTCAATTCTGGAATAAGATTGGAGAAGCTCAAAAGACTAAAAAATGGAGATGGAATTATATTCCACCAGATCCTTTACAGACTGAATTACTAAACCTAGCCGTGCAGATGATGGAGCCGATGTATAACAGTTACATAAAACAATACTTACTAACTCTAAAAAATGGACAGCAAGTTCTAGACCTTATAAACAAAGACGGTAGGTTAAAATTTAATTTCGTGTATGCAACCTGGAATGGACCGGGATGGTTTCAAGGATTTGCTAATAGAGTAGTTACAGCTTACAACTCAGGTAAGAAAACATCTGACGACTTACTAAAAGTATTTATTAGCGCTAGAATAAATAGTGTAGGCATTTTAGGTAAAGGACCATCAAGAGGGAGCGGTGCTTGGTCACTAATCAATCAAGGAGGCCAAAAAATAGCAGGATTAGTAGGAGTAGCCGTATAATGTATTTTCCAAAAACCAAAATAATACCAGATCAATATACTAACGGAGACGAATTAGTATACAAAGACTCTAATCAGTTTTACCAAGGTTATTACCACACTCTTGCAGACGGGAGAGTATTCACAGGTAAAAACACAACAGACGGAGTTCCTAGAGAATTAATCTTCGCTCAGAATATAACAAACAGTACTGATTCAGAAGAACAAATCTATAATCCTTCCCCAACTTCAGTATTTGCATTATACGGGTTTGAAGCTTCTAAACTTTATTACGATAATATCAGACTACAAAAAGGAATTGAATACCCGCCTGCCACTCTATTAGAACCTTATTATATTCAACCAACACCATCCTATCCTTCTTTTATTAGATACTTTGTTAAGAGAGTAAACAGCAGTACTTATATTGAGATTGATAAGCAGATGTACGATAATTTAGAAAGTAAAAACAACCGTTATAATTGGCCGGCTTATCTACCATTCACACTTCCATGGACCACCGGAGGAACTAGTTTAAATAACATTATAATCATAAACCGGAATATTGTATTACTGACTGAACAAAGATTAAAATTATACGGCTTCTCTGAGTACATTACAAATTTTAGAGAATTTGCCTGATAAGTTGGTTACTTAACTAATCTTTCTTATCTTTAAGTAAAGGTTATGTTTTGGTTAGTAGAAACACAAGAGCAGTTTGATGATTTAAAGTATGAACTAGGTAAGGAAGTCTTTGCACTCCCTATTCATAGACATGCTGAGATACATCCGGGTATTTATACTCCCATAAGTTTATATTTAAGAGGCTTAAATAAGGAAAGAGGCTTTCTGATTAACTTCCACCATCCGGAAGCACTTCTGTTTGATTACAGCCAGGTAAGGGAGCTACTTAGAACTTTAGATAAAATATACACTCCAGATAAAAAAGCATTTAATTATGTGCACTTTGGAGAAAATACATTTGATTTAAATTTATTTCAGTATGTGGAACTTAAAAAGCATACCTATGCTCATAATTACTATTCCCAAAAATACTACGATAGTGACGATTTAGGAATGGTTATTCCAATAGTAAAGCATTTTGAGGAATGTGAATCTATTTTTGATCAGTACTTACCTATAATTCATAAATATCAACCTAATCAGTATCATGATGATCTTTCTAATGTATTTTGGTTTATAGAAAAGAACGGGGTAAAAGTTAATAGTGCATTCGAAAGATATTTTGAACTTAAGAGACCCTTCTTATCCCTCTATAATCCTTATATTTTTACTCAATACAACTTAAATACAACCACCGGACGTCCTTCCAATACGTTTAATAACCTAAACTTTGCAGCCTTACCTAAAGACTCCGGAGCAAGATCGGTTTTTATTCCCAGAAATGATTTTCTACTTGAAATTGATTTAACGGCTTATCACCCTACTTTAATTTCACAGATGGTTGGGTATGAATCACCGACCGGGGATATTTATGAGGATTTTGCTAATCAGTATGGAATGGACCGAACTGAGGCTAAGAACTTAGTCTTCAAGCAGCTCTACGGGAATGTCTTTGATCAATACAAGGATTTTGAATTCTTTCAGTTAACTACTCAGTTAATTCATAAGATCTGGACAGAGTTTAGTAACAAAGGCAAATACACAGTTCAAGAAACCGGAAAGGTATTTAAAGAGAGTGAATTGCAGAACATGAACCCTCAGAAATTATTTAATTACATAATTCAACACTGGGAAACTTATAATAATGTTGCACTTTTGAAGAATATTCACTATATTCTAAATGGATGTAAGAGTAAGTTAGTACTTTATACTTACGATGCATTCTTAATAGACACAGCCAAAGAAGATAAAGAAAAGATTAGAGAAATTTTAAACGTATTTAAACAAGCAAATTTAAAGATAAAAACAAGTTATGGATCAGATTACAACTCTTTACAATCCCTTTGATATTTATGATAGAGAAACTATCAATATCGGGGACGTGAATAATAAACTATTTTGTACTTTTGTGCCGTTGGATGGAGTAGATTCCTTTATTGAGGATATTTCTAGTCAATACACAATCCTCTACAATAAAATATTTGTATTGCATATTAAAAGCAATGACGAGTATGTATGTACTTATAATGTAGATCAACCAAACATTAATAATATTCCAGAAAATACAATTCTGGTACATAGAAAAAAAGAGTCAAATACTCTTTATACTATTAATGCTTTAAATGAATTAATCAAAAGCCTGAATGAAGGCATAGTGGATACTAACTTCAGAATAGACTGGCAGCATTATAAAAACACTGTCATGCTAACCCAGCAAGGTGATCTTAAACTTCTGAAGACTAAAATCTATCAGATTGTTGAATTATAAGTTGCCTTCCTACAACAAGTTTCGTAAATTACTCAAAATAAGTTATAAAAAATGGATATTAATTCAATCAGAGCGAAATTAGCAGCTCTACAAACTCAGAACAGCCGTCCTTCTGGAGAGGCACGTAAGAATGTCTTCTGGAAACCTGCCGTGGGCAAGCAAACAATCCGCATTGTACCTTCAGCGTACAATAAATCTAATCCATTCTCGGAATTATTTTTCCATTATGGAATTGACAAAAACCCAGTAATTTCACCAACCAACTGGGGAGAAAAAGATCCTATCGTTGAGTTCGCAAAAGAACTACGAGCTTTAAAGGACAAAGAAAGTTGGAGCCTGGCTCGTAAGCTTGATCCTAAGATGAGAGTATTTGTACCTATCATTGTTAGAGGTGAAGAAGCTGAAGGAGTTAAACTTTGGGGCTTTGGTAAAGAAATCTACATGGAACTTTTATCAATGGTTGAAGATGAGGATATCGGAGATTACACTGATATTGTTACCGGCCGTGATTTAAACTTAACCACTGTAGGTAAAGAAACGACTGGAACTGGTTTTAACAAAACCACGGTACGTGCCAGAACTGCACAAACTCCTTTGACAGAAGATCAAACCTTGTTAAACAAATTACTTTCAGAACAACCAGATCCTTTGAAAGCATTCTCTAGAATGTCTTTTGATGACATGAAAGCATTGTTACAGCGCTGGCTTGCACCTGAGGAAGAAGAAGGAACAATCTCATCTGAACCTGCTGTAAGCTTTGATGATGCTCCTCAAACTCCGGCACCTGTAGTAGAAGCACCTTGGAAGAAATCTGCCAGTCCTTTCACCTTAGAAAGTCAAGGAAAGAAAGTAGAATCTAAAGCAGATAAATTTGATTCTTTATTCTCAGACGACGACAACGATTTACCTTTCTAATTAAGTTATGGCAAAGAAAAGCGCATCATTAACAGAAGCCGTGTCTGCCGAACTTAAGAAGGGATTCTCTTTAGATAAGTTTAAGGAGAAGAAACTTCTAAAAAGTAACGTAAAATTTAAAGACCAAAAATGGATTCCTTTATCAGAGGCTTTCCAGGAAGTAACTTCTATCCCGGGCATCCCTATGGGTCATATAGTAATGCTAAGAGGGCATTCTGATACAGGAAAGACTACTGCCTTATTAGAAGCAGCAGTCTCTGCACAAAAAGCAGGAGTACTTCCAGTCTTTATCATCACTGAGATGAAATGGAACTGGGAGCATGCCATGCAGATGGGCCTTCAGGTAGAACAATCCGTTGATGAAACAACCGGAGAAGTAACCGACTATAGCGGTCAATTCATTTATGTGGATAGAGAAACTCTAAACACTATTGAGGATGTTGCTGGATTCATTCTAGACCTAATTGATGAACAGAAGAAAGGCAACCTACCTTACGATTTGTTATTCTTATGGGATTCAATCGGTTCAGTACCTTGTGAACTTTCAGTACGTTCTAACAAAAATAATAATGAATGGAATGCAGGAGCAATGTCTACCCAGTTCGGTAACGGAGTTAACCAGAGGATTGTAATGTCAAGAAAAGAATCTTCGCCATTTACAAATACTTTAGTAGTAGTAAACAAGGTATGGACTCAAAAACCAGAATCACCAATGGGACAACCTAAGTTGATGAACAAGGGAGGATTTGCTATGTGGTACGACGCAACATTTGTTGTTACGTTCGGAAACATTATGAATGCTGGAACTTCTAAGATCAAAGCAATTAAGGACGGAAAGCAGGTCGAGTTTGCTAAAAGAACCAATATTCAGATTGATAAGAACCATATCAACGGAATCACAACCAGAGGTAAGATTATCATGACCCCTCACGGCTTTATTGAAGATACTGAGAAAGATCTTAAGAAATATAAAGATTCACATTCTAAAGAATGGTCAGCAATCTTAGGCGGAGGAGATTTTACAGTAGTTGAAGAAGCTTATGAGGATGTAACTCCTAGTTACTACGAGAACGAACCAGAATAAGATTCTAAAAATTCTAGAAAGAGCCCTTGCCTTGCAGGGGCTTTTTTATTACCTTTAGGGTATATTTATAACAAATGGATAATTTTGATTTAAGAAAGTACTTAGTAGAAAATAAAGTTACTACTAATTCAAAAATGATGAATGAATATTTAGAAGATGAAGGGTCTGTTCAAGATGCTTTCACCGAAGCAGGAATTGAAGATTCAGATATGGTAATATTAGTAGTCAGTATGTTCCGCGAAGAAGAAACACTTGATCCAATGCCGGCCGGTGAAGCTATTGAATACATTGAAAAAAAATCGAGAGGGGGAGAATTGGAGAGACAATACTCTTTTGACGATATAGAAGATAATGGGGCTTTGATCAACATCAGTCTTGGTGATGAAATTTCAATAGATGTTTTCACAGATAGAGAAATTATAAAACCTTCTCAGGCACCTAGAGATCCTTTTTGACAGAAAGTGGGAAGATAATCCTGACAGTAACTAAACAAAAAAATAAACACATAAGAGCCCTTGCCTTGCAGGGGCTTTTTTATTACCTTTAGGTATATTTATAACTAAACAATTAAAACATGGATAATTTTGACTTAAGAAAGTACTTAGTAGAGAACAAGGTTACTACTAACTCAAGAATGTTAAAGGAAGCCTATAGGGAGGTAGAAGACAACTTACTTATCGTAAAGAACTGTATAGCATTAGGCGAGGAAAATAAAAAATGGAGATCTCTTAAAAGTGAAGCAGAAAGAATACATCAAGACTTCCAAGAAACCGGGGATGAAGAAGATTTAGATGAAGCAGTTGAGCTGATGTTAGACGATTATCAACCACCACAATCGGTTTTAGGATATGAGACTTTTAAAGGATCTCTATACAGCGAAGAAAATTAAAAACAAAACAAAAAAATAAACACATAAGAGCCCTTGCCTTGCAGGGGCTTTTTTCGTATCTTTATAGTCATGGCAGTAGATTATAAAGCCTTGCTGAATAATATCAAGCAAGAAGAAAATACAGCACCGGTAGATGAGAATTTTCATTCCCGGGTTTTAATTATTGATGCACTAAATTTATTCTTTAGGAACTTTGCAACCATCAACATGGTTAATAAGGACGGAGCACATATCGGAGGACTGGCAGGTTCTCTTAGATCCTTAGGATCCTTAATTCAGTTATGCAACCCGACCGGCGTGTATGTAATCTTTGACGGAGTAGGATCTTCAACAAATAGAAAAAACTTACTTCCTGAATATAAATCAAACCGAGGAATAACCAGAATAACAAACTGGGATGCTTTTGATGACATTGAAGATGAGAATGATGCTAAGGTGAGTCAAATCACCCGCTTTATTCACTACCTACAATGCCTTCCAGTTAAGGTTGGTATGATTGATAAAGCAGAAGCAGATGATATGATTGCTTATATGTCCAGGCAGTTACCTGCTCAGTTTAATTCCGAGGTTGTGATTGTATCTTCAGATAAGGATTACCTACAGCTTGTGAATGAGAAAGTTACTTTGTACCGTCCGGTTACAAAAGTATTTTATGGGCCGAAGGATGTTAAGAAGGAATTTTTAATTCACCCGGATAATTTTATTATTTATAAGACCATGCTTGGGGATCAATCAGATAAAATTGAAGGAGTGAAAGGATTAGGTCCTAAGACACTTTTAAAATTATTCCCAGACATCATGACCGTTCCTATGACTTTAGAAGATATTTTTCAGCATGCAGAGGATAATCTTTCCAAGCA